GATGGTCACGTACAGCTGCCAGGTTTGCAGAAGAACGAGCTTTAACACTAGATACTTCAAGTTTGGTATCCAGGCGACCGTGTTTGGTGACAGGTTCTACTTTTTCACCATTACGAGGAATCGGAGTAACTTCGTAATCACGGGAGACAGTATGTTTCACTTTCACTTGTTTGGTCACACCGAATTCAGCAGTCAGGGCATCAATAGACTTATCTTTCTTCATCTCTTTGATACCAGCTTCACCAGTAGCCAAACCAGTACCTGCGGTAAACAGGCTCAGTGCTTGGAAGGTATTCTTGATTTGTTTTTCATCCAAACCAAGTTTTTCTTCTTCGTTAATTACTGCCAGTGCAGATTCCATTGCATTGCCAGTGGTTTTCAGAGTACGAGTCTCTGCGTCGAAAGACAAGTGTTTTTCTGCAACAACATCAGCGATTTTTTTAACGGTTTCATTAATAGCCATTTTAAGGTTTCCTTTTTAAATTAAGTTTAAATAAAATACTGAAGGAAATCGATATTGACTCCCTTCAGTAAAATAGTATAGGTTTGAAAATATTTTATATAACGATTAGTGAATTAAAAGACATGTCGAATAAAGGCTTTTTCACCATTTTCATCAAAAGCATAGTCCAAGAAGTTATGGTTATATTCCATGTAGAGTTTACCATTAACTTCAACCACATTGCTAAAGCTAATAACATCTTCTACAATGCAGTAGTGTAATGGGTTCTTAATGGAATCAACATACGCTTGTGCTTCTTCACGTGTTTTAAATGCAATCACATAGAGAGAATCAAAACTCGGGATATCTTTGGTAGCACGAATCACATTACTGTTATCAATACCATATTTTACAGCAGTTACTGGATTAATAGTATAGACACAATACAGACTAGTATCGACTTGGATATCAGAAGATTCAGTACTGTGTAATTCAGCTGCCGGTACAGATTCCAAATAGAGGTCAGTTAAGATACTACCACCAAAACCTACATATTCTTCATGTAACGAATCATGGAAGCGATACAATAAGTTTTCTTTGATATCAGTTAACTTAGTGCCTGGTTTCAATAATGGTAACATACGAATCAAATCAATGATTTTATCACTGTTTTGTTCTACCAGATTTTCAATCAGACAACTATGGTGAAGAGGTTCAAGAATACCAGATACAATATCGTGTGTCATTCCAATATGTGGGACAATTTCTTTAACATAAGGTTGGATAATGTAGAACACATTACCGCCACCTACTGGGTTAAGAATTTCAGCATTAACCAGTCCTTTTTCTTTAGGGAATGTTTCGTACACACGTGTTGTTATTTCACCAAATACATCGGTAAAGTCATTTGGATTCATCTTAATAATGTCATTACCATCAGTATCGGTTACTTCAACCACTACGACATCGTAGTCTGTATGGGTAAAGTATTTGGTAGTAGATTTGAGAGATAATTTCTTAGTTACTTTTGCGGTCACTTTACCAGCAGTAGCTGAAATATCTTCTACATTTGTACCTTCCAGATTTTCCATACCTTCAGTAATACAGTTATCACCATCTGGATATACCAAATCATCTGCACTAATAGAGAAGATTTTAATTTCGTCATTATACCAATAGTTAGACTTCAGTGTATCGATGTCTACTGGTACAATAGCCCAATCAGGTTGAACCATTTCACCAGAAGCATTAGCTTTTTCCATTAATTTCTGGAAATACTTAATGATACCAAAAGCATAATTGATGTCAGTATACAAAGACACCATACCATTAAATTCAACCAAGTCGATATCTTCTGCTTTACGCGTTGGATAGAAATCATAATCACCTTCCTTAAATTTGTAATCTACCAAATCGTATTTGATAGGTTCCCATTCATTTTTGTCATTAGTTAAGAAAATAGCATAAGCCAATGGATGAGCAGATTTATAACGTTCTGGGCGGTCGTATGTCTTCTGTTCACGGAAGAGTGCTACTGGACGGAGTGTTTTCATATCAGCCAGATAGTAACTGTTTCGGTCTTCCGAGAGCAAAGTGGTATAACCATTATCGTTTACTGCTTTGAATACTTTTCTCAAAATAGCATCGATAAACACATTTGGTTGATAGAGAGCATAAAGCTCTTTATATTTATCCTTATGCTCTGTATCTTTAGGATTAGCAATAGCTGTATTAACAGAATTAAAGATGGTAGCTACATTGATTTTAGTTACATCTTTATTGGTTTCTGCCAAGATACGAATATTTTCTTCGTATGTTTTATCAGCACCAGATTCTTTGATGATTTCGGCAACAACACCATCAACGATTTCATTAAAGAGTTTTTCGTGAACTGGATTAGGTGTTACTTTGAGTTGTTTTTGTTTATTTCCGTATTGCTCGATTTGTTTCATTTTAGATGGGTTAATTTGTTGCATTTTAATTTCCTTTTAAAAAATAAAATTAAGATTACCCTATGGTTTTTCCATAGGGTAATCAGATAGCTAAATTACTTTTTGTTTTGTTCAAAGAACTTTTTGTATTTATCGTAGTTAGTACCTACTTTGTAGATACCAATACATACGAGAAGTGAGAAGATAAACAGGGCAATAACGATTGCAAAAATCAATTTAATCATTTTAAGTTTCCTTTATAAAAAGTTAATAAGATAAGGTGGAAAGATTCGACTCTTTCATGTGAATAGTATAAGTTTAAAATATTTTAAAAAGTTATGAATGACTATTTTATTTACTATTTAATACATTTAACATAAAGGACAGAAAATGGATAAACATGTAAAAGATGTATTTAATGATTTGTGCGGGGAATTGTCCTTCGATAACAAATTAGGTGATAAGATTATTCGTTACATGAATAGTTTTATTTCCAAGAATGTGGAACATGCTTCTTTCTTTGGCGGTAATTTAACAGGTGTTTATGTGGTTAAATTTACTAATTCAGACCGAAGTGTTTGGTTTGATGAAATACTCAACATTAACGAAGAAGAACTCTTACCTAGACTTAATGATATTATTAATCCTGTTTACTACGTAGTAGCTGGTGATGCATTTAATTTAAGTTGTGTCTGGTTAAGCCATATGTTCTACAAGTCTTCTAAAATCAATGAAAAGCGTAAAAATGAGATAATGTCAGCTATCTATAATGTCTTACAATTTCGTTTTATCACTTCTCGTCTACAAAGACACTGGCCTTATCCTTGCTCTAAAGAAGTTGCTGAAGCAACTCTGGCAGCGATGAGTAACAAATATGCCATTAAACAGAAAGGCACTTGGATAAAAGTAGTACAAGACAGAAGTGACGATATTATTGACATGAAACACTCAATTCACCGATTAACAATTCAACGAATGGAACACGATATTCGCAATACTGGTGAATCAGTGGGTTATCTATTAACCGATACACAAGGTAGGAATAAAGCATTACTTAAAAACATTTACGGCTTACAAAAACAAGTCCAAGAGTCTGGGATGAGGGTGAACAGTACTTCTTCTACATTTATCGAGATGGATGGTGAAGCTGTTCTTAAGGATAAGGCAAATGCTTTAGAAACTTATCGTAATTACCTAGCTGGTGTAATACCTGATAAACCAAGTTTTATTAAACTGGATTTGATTTCTATTATTGAAAGTTCTAATAAGACTATGCCTGTTTCTATGTTCAGAAGCACACTAAGTTGGATTAGTGATTCGTACGGTAAAGGTGATAAAGGTAAGTTAGAGATTGATGAAGTGGTTAATAAAATCATGACACATCTATTAACTTATTTAAACCAAAACCGAAATGCGATGAAAAATAAATCTGATATTAGTGGTTTAATCAGTAAAATGAAAGGTGTTTATACATCTTCCCGTAGTACTGATGAGTTATTATTATCTATCCGTGATGATGTGGAAGAAATCGTTAAGAGGGCGACTAAGATTAAATCTGGTCCATCAATAGCAGCCACACGCACAGGGGTAATGTTATATATAGTACTGAGAGCCTTTACAATGCATTATTATTCCGGCTAATAGGAACACATTCGAAAGGCTGACTATGTGTCTAATAGAAAAACTACTCTCAAAAAGTTTTAGTATCATGGATTACTTCTCTGGTAATAGAATATACTCGGAAGTAGAAGAACCTAATGGGGAAACTAATGTAAGAATTATTAATTACGAAGGTTTTCCTTTAGAGATTCATGTTACTAAGAAACATTTTATATTAGAGAGAACTGGTTGGTGGTTCTTTAAAAAGAAACATCTTATTCTTTATAGAGTTGATTGTGTTAAATCTTGGGATTTACCTATTACTTCTACTGTCTTAAAACAACCTGTTTATATACCTCGTTTGTTATCAAGATTATTAGGTGAAGAAAAACAAATTAACGCAGTGATTTCAGCTTATTTAGATATTCAAATAACCAGAATCAAAAACAATAAATAAAAAACTAATAATACTATCGGGGTTAACACCTCGATAGTATTATTTCTATTTTGTACGTAAATACGATGATTTGGTTATATTTTTGAAATATGCTTTTATACTTAAAGGATAATATCATGATATTATTTTTACAAGACTGGATGAAATATCCTAATGCTATTGTCCATACTTCGACTAAAAATCAGTCGTTTATTGATTTAGCAAACATCTATAAAAAGATGGGGATTAAGAACTACTACTTCCATTTACAACTACACGATAGACGCTTAGAGTTTGTAGACCCTTACGACCCTAACCTAACACAAGAACAAAAGATTTGGATTGCTGCTGAATGTGCAATCAATCCATTTTATTATTTTAGAGAAATTGCACCTACTCCAGAAGGTAATATTAAAAATAGATTTAGGGCTAATAGGGCGAATATCTCTTTATTCTGGTCATTCTTTAATAACTGTCAATATCTATTAATCCAACCACGTCAGACTGGTAAGTCTTATTCTACAGACGTACTGATGACTTATCTTCTAAACTTCAGTACTGGTCTACGTATGTTACTATATACAAAAGATAGACCTCTGGCTGTTAAGAACGTGATTCGTTTACGTAAGCTATTTGAACGTATGCCTAAGTGGTTAAACCGAATGACTAAGAAAGACAGTAATAACCAAGAGACTATTACTGTATTAGATAGACGTAACTATTACAATACTATTGTAGCACAAGACTCTGTAGAAGATGCTGATAAAAAAGGTCGTGGTGATACTGTAGAAATTCGACATTGTGACGAGATTGCTTATTGTAAGAATAACTTTATTACCATTCCTACCATGGGTTCTGCGATGAACGCGGCAAAAGATGATGCAATGCGTGAAGGTAAGTTTACTGGTTCTATCTTTACTACAACTGCTGGTAAGAAAGACTCACCTGAAGGTAAATGGGCGTATGAGCTATTTACTGAATCTGCTCAATGGGATGAAAAATATCTTGATTGTAAAGACGTAGTTGAATTTGAGAAAATGGTTCGTAAGGATTCTAACCCACAATCTGAAATTGCTAAGATTACAGGTACATTTAGTATCCAAGGAACATTCTCTCATCGACAAATGGGTTATACTGACGAATGGTTGATTAATAAGATTGTAGAAAACCGAGTATCTCCTGAAGCAGCTCTTCGAGACTACTATAATGTTTGGACTTCTGGTAACGAAGTCTCTCCATTTACTACTAAACAATTACAAATGATGACTAACAGTAAGATGGAACCAGTATATCGAGATATTGGTACAAATGGTTTAACTGTTAAATGGTATTATAACCAAGATGAAATCAATCACTTGATGAATACTGTTCCTGTTATTGTAGGTATGGACAGTAGTTCTAACGTAGGTAGAGACTCTACGACATTGACTTTTGTTAATGCGATTAATCTTGAGATTATTGGTTGTGCTGATTGTAATAATGTTAACTTATACAATTATGCTCAATGGTTAGCTGACTTAATGATACGTTATCCTAAGATACTGATTGTTCCTGAGAATAAGTCTTCTGCTCAAGGTATTATTGATTATCTGATTGAAGTATTGCCTAGTTACAATATTGACCCATTTAAACGTGTATTTAACATTGTGGTTAATGAACGTGATTCTAATCCTAGACGATTTGATACCATGGATTCACATCCTAGCCGTATGTCTATTGCTAACCAATACAGACCTTTATTTGGTTACATGACGACAGGTACTGGTCGTTATACTCGTAATAACTTGTATAATGAAACATTATATCGTGCTGTCGATATTGTTGCAGATAAGATTAAAGATTCTAGATTAGTAGATGAGTTATTAGGTCTTGTTGTATTAGATGGTCGTATTGACCACTTGAAAGGTAAACACGATGACCAAGTAATTAGCTGGTTATTGGCTTGTTGGTTTATCTTCAATGCTCGTAATGTATTCTATTACGATATCATTAAACAAAGATTCTTATCCGATGTTGTTGAAGCAGGTACTGCTGTAGACCCAGTTAAATTAGCTTATAATCGTGAACAAGAAAATATTCGTAATAAGATTGAATCTCTTTATAACGATTTAAATAATACTGATGATTATTTTGAATTTAGTAAAATTGAGAAATCTATTCGGTTATTAGAACAACGATTAAATCCAGAGGAACGTAATAAGATTATTGGTATGTCCGATATGATTAACGAATTGAAAGAAAACCGTAAGATTAACATGTTGAAACAATCACCTATTATTGTGGATAATATCTTAGGTAGCTTAGATTCTATTCGCGCTGAAGCTATGTTAGGTAATAGAGCTAACTATTTTGGTAGAAACGATATGTTCGGGTTTGGTAGTTATAATGCTAATGTTGATACTACGTATTCTTCTGATATTGATAGCTTAGATTATTGGAATTCTTTATAAAACATAAGACCCTAGTCCCTCTAGTACTCCTAGGAGTACTAGAGGCTATGGGCTTGGAAAGAAATCATGTATTTCAAACGATATGTGGATCACGTTAATTTAAAATGACCCGTGCCATCTTAACTCGCACGATGCTTTCTCAACCTTATACTTATTCCGAGGTTACGCATAAGATATTAAAAACACAGATGGCTACATTGTGCAAATCGGAGTTCCTCTATATGCTATCCTAATTCTCAAAAGGAGAGTTATATACAGAGCACGAAATAGGAGAGCTACTTTCTATTTCATATAAAGGTAGTTTTTAATAAAATAATTCAAGTAATAATCACAGGCATTGGAGCAATAGAATAATAGACATCATTGTCTTGTGTTCTACTGAAGAACAATACCTTAACTACATCTGTCGCAGTTACTTGAGCACTGATTTGTAATTCTGTATTCCATTTACGGATTGGGAATTCATACTCATTGTTTTTAATGATTAACTTAAACATATTCGGTTTAGGTGCGTTAGGTTCACGACTAGTACGGTATTGTGGTTTAGTCGTATAATATACTTTCTCTAACCATTCCTCTAACACAGTCTGACCACAAGAAATATTGTATCTATAGTCAGTAGCAGAAGCAATACGTACTTGACAGAAGATATTGTCACCATAAGCTGGATTCTGATAAGCATCGAAACCTAATAGGAATCTATCACCAGAAGCATCTGATGCAGGTCTTAATAGACGAATATCGACCGTTTGTGGATGGATATGTTCTCTAAATGTATTGTTAATTACACCTAGGTCAATAGCGACATCAAGTTGCTGTAATGGACCAAACAATTTACCATTCAGGCTTCTATTTGGGCTATTCTGCGTAATGTATACACTATTGGTTACATCCAACCATTGGTTTCTATCTAATGTAAATAAGTACCAGTCAAGCTGATAACCAATATCGTTATTAATCCACTTAGGTACAGGATAGAGTTTAACAGAGTAAGCACCATCTCGCTCAACAATTGTATAGTTAAACGAACGTACAATTAAGTGTCGGTTATTGTTATTAATAACATGTACTGATTTTTCATTATCTGCTAAGTAGTATACTAAAGATAAAGAACCTTTAGTAGAAGCTACAGATTCAGCAGCTTTATCCAAATAAAGTAATTCAAACTTATTGCCATCTACTGGATAAGTAATGGTAGAACCATCTGAATAATGGACTTTACCCATTAAGTTAATGGAGTTTTTCAATACTTGTTCTGGAATCAAGAGATTAGAATCATCTGTAGAATCGATATAGAATGATTCAAGAGAAATGTTATTAATAAACTTATCTGCATCAGATACATCACGAAGCAATGCTGAATACTCAACAATCCAGTTAGTACGTGAACACAGGCCACCACGGTCATCGTAGATTAAGATAAGAATCATCTCACCTTCTTCTAACTCATGTGTGCAGTAGAAGTCTGGAATATACCATTGGGTGTGATTATTAGAATCACGTTGAGCAACAGGCATTAATGGGATTTCATTACCAATGAAGTTAAAGCTTTGGTCGTATCGTGCTGAAATCGCTAAACCACCTTGACCAGCAATTGTGCCTTTATAAGCAACAGCGTGGTGTGGTGTCGTACCTTGAATATGGAACTGCGATGGAATCTTCAAAGTAGGACGTGCTACGGAATTATCGTAAAAAATCTGACGTGAACAAGGTGTTGCTAATGTACCGCCAGCAAAGAATCGTCCTTCTTCAGAAGTCATTTCATCGACTGCAATCTTATTAGATTGAATCAGTCGTAATTCAGGTACTTGTGTAGTTGGGTCAATAGACATTACTTTATACACCTTAGGTGGTTCTAAACTAATGTCTTCAACATAGTCATTTACTTTAGGAATCCATTTACGATGGCCTTCTCGACCTAAATAGATATCGTGCATTGCCCAGCGACGCCATGTTTGGGTATCATCGTAGATAGGTGGTTCACCGTCAATACCTACGATTGATGTATCCACAGCATGGTTTCTGGCATACACAGGTAGATTAGTTGGGATGTCCGTTGGACTAGGCATATTGTTCTCCTATTCTTACAAAATGAGATAATTCAATACTGTTTCGATAATAAATACGAACGACTTGTTTTAACCATCTCATTTGGTGATAAGTGATGTCTGTAATCGTATTCTTATAAACCGGATGAATGGTCACGTGTTTCAAACTAATAGCATCCAGTTTAAATGATGGTTCAATTTTAAAGAACTCTTGATAATTAGCTTCCATGTAATCGATGATTTCTTGGTCTAAGTATCTAGATTCCATATTAGGGAAGTCAACCAGATTCTCTGATAAATCGTAAATCAAACGACTTAGTAATGGAGAGAACAATTTATACAATCCATGAATTGGAGGATTGGTTGTTGTTCTTGTTTCTGGTAATAACATAGTCATGTAATCAGAAATCTTCTTATCTAATACTTCAGCTTCTTTCTTAAACTGATAAGCATCTTTAGGATAAGTATCTCGTTTACCAGAAATTACATCAACAATTTCGTATGGTTTACCTTCTAATACATCTCTTCGATTAGGGATAACTGAACCATCTTCAGAAAAACCTAAATCTTCTTTTGCAATAATACCATTACCTACTTTAACTAAAAGATTCTTTTCTTCCAAAATATCCCATTTATTATTTTTAGACAGCATACCGTTATTTACATAACCTACTTGTCTATTGGCATTTAAAATACCAGTCAACTGAGTAATGGTACGTTTGTCTACTGTAGTGTGGTTTTTAGTATCTGGGAAACCATACATTCTAAATGTAATCTTTTGTTTTTCTAAACTAAAGTCAATACAGCCTTTGCTGATAATGTGAACTTTAGGAAAATCTACGAAATAATCAATACCTTCAATTAAAGCATAACCGTTTAAGAATACGTCTAAATACCCGTAGGGCACTTTAACAGGTTGTTCTTTTAACTTCTCTTCGTCAATATCCCAATAAACTTGAGTAAGTGTAAAAGATAAGTTATTCTTCACTACTCTTGCTTCTATATCTCGACACAAGAAATCATCATCTGTACGATAGATAAAATATTTATCTACTGTATTATACATAGGTTCACGAGACGATGGTGTTTCGTACTTATCAGTTAACCAAATCTTAGTCTCATCTGTTTGTTCATCGTATGTTTTATTTAACATCACTTTATCAGTAATGTCTTCCCAAACAGTATAGTCGTTTTGGTTTTCATTTAGTAGTTCTTTCTTACAACCATAGAATCGATATTCTGAATCCTTGCTGGCAGTCGTAAATTTGTTCTTACCTTCACCAAAATAATGGTATGGTTGACGTGTACCGACACCACCGATAAATTCAACATATCTTGTACGTGTATCTTTAACTGGATATTGGTTATAATTACCTAAACGTGACCACTGTAAAAGTTTACCAGTTTCATCGTATTCGAAGATAGTGGACATATGCCTAAAGGTATAAGGCACATTAACTACTTTACCACCTAAACCATCGTTAACAAAGTCTTTATAAGGATGTACTGATTTTGCAGTATACCAAGTAACAGCATTATAACCATAAGCATTTTGAATACGCTCAAGGTCGCATATAGGTTTATCCAAAGAGACTAACTTCATTAAATCAGAGTTCTCTAATACATCAGCACGCCATTCTTGGATATTTGAATTTACACCTAATAGGGCTGCTGTACGATTACGATAAGGTAATTTATTTAACTCATGTAATCGGTGTGCATTATAAGGGAATCTGATATTACGATATTGTTTACGGTAATGTACTTGAAATACAATTCTACCTTGTGCTTGGTCAATAAACTCATGGTCATGAATCAATTCTTTAACCAAGTTAGTGCTAATTGAAAAGTCACAGTTTGTTACTTGTCGTACATTAGAAATATTATTACGATGTAGTAACACGCCTTTAAACATCTTAGGGGTGTTATTGTGGTAGAATGATAAGTAGAAGTCACAATCGTCAAAATATTCAAATGTATTAGAACGATAAGATTTATCATGCGTAAATAAATACTTACGAATACCGTCTAGTAAAGATTTAAACGTAGGTGTCTGATTTATGTTAATTTCTACTGTTTTATAAATTGTCGAATCGTAAATAAGTTCTACCACATCGCCTTCCAATATAGGATAAGAGATAGGGTTATCTACAATATAACCATTAATATACGTAAAAATCTTACCTGGTTTTCTCTCGTACTGACGATAGAAATCGCTAATAATAGTACGTTGAGACATCCTGATTAATTTAAGATATAAGATATCTGTTTTATCAGCTGGTTGATTTGGGCCAGGTGTTGTATGTAATGCATTTCGATAAGTTCGAAATGTGATGTCTTGACTATCCATATCCCAAGGGATTTTTGTTTCTTCTCGGATAACGATAACAATATTCTTCTCTACCGTAGTGGTAAAGTAAATATGTGTTAAAGGAATCATGATGCCTTTTACAGTATAGAACTGAAATAACACATTAGTTTCTTTACAGTATTCTGCCATATTCACCCAGTCTGAACGATCTGGGTATTCGATAAATGGCAAATTAACAATAGGTTCAAATACCTGCCCTAACACGTAAGCGTGATATCTATCGTGTTTAGTAGGTAAGTTATAGTCTTCCGAGAAAATATGGACGTGATTACGCGCTCCACCAAATGGGGTAATCCTAGCTGGTCTAATAATAGACTGATTATCTTGGTGAGGTGCACCCCAAAGGTTATAGATAAAATGACCGATAAGATAAGGTACCTTCATCTTCTTTTATCCTTTCAGTGTCTTATCGTCCAGTTACAATACCATTGACACCTAGGACGAATTGTTGTTTATCTCTTGAGAAGTTTCTTAATGCGATTTTAGTTAAACCAGCATTCTTAAATGGTTGTTCTGTTAAACACATTGCTAGAACAGCAATAAATGTAGGAATATGTTCCATGGAGATAGACAGTAATTCCATCTTATCCAAACCTACCCAAACAGCACTGTTTAAGTTCTTAGCAATAGTAGTATAGAACATACCAATATTCAAACCTTTTAATGTAGGGTTATCAATCTTCTCATGTACATCTTTAATAAAATCTTCTACAGATTTATATACTAAGCCATTTACATAACGAGTAATATAAGTAGCAGGAATATTAATATCTCGAGACAATTTAGCAATCACTGCTTGAAGTTCTAAGTCACCAATCACTTCTTGTTCGCTAAGCATGGAATAGTATAACCATGCGCCTAATACACGTAATGTAACAATGTCATCTGGGCCACAATGAAATGCCATAGAGATAGCATTGGTAATCAAATCAGAATAAGTCTTCATTGCATTTTGAGACAATGATTTAATCGCACGTGGGCCATTTTCTACTAAATCGGAAGTCAAACCACTGCGTAACGTTTGTAATGTATAAAGACTACGATTACCTACTGTATATTCACCTGGTTGCATTTCACGTACAAATGCTGTTAAGTCTGTTGCAACATATTTTAAATTACGACCTAAGTCAACCACTACAGGATGGTCGAATTTAGGGATAATGTCATTTGGGTAAATTAAAATAGTACGGTTATTTTCATCTACTTTAATCCAAGGGTAGTTCTGTGCCAATGCAGTACGAATCTTTTCTTCCACACCTTTAATATTTAATACTTTACCAATGGTGGTTTCGTAAGGAGATTGATAAATCATTTTCAGTATCCTTTAATATTTAAAAAAATAATGTTTATTTTAGCTAAAATACCTATTGTTTCAAATAGGCTACATTCATACTTTCTACTTTTATTTATTGCAATTTAATTATAAATAAATTTAATACTGTTTATATATATCAGTATTTCATTTTGATTATTATGAATGTCGAACTGCTCGTTTGATTTCAAATACCATTTAAAAGGATTGTGTGCACACACTCTTTACTATTCAGTTTAAAAATGGTAAAACGACTTTTACACTAAATTATAAACCAAAATATGGAGACTCTGAAATGAGTAAAGTTGATATTTACGTATCCAATGCTACCCCTTATAGCTTCCATCTTGGTACTGACGATAAATCAGGAAAAGTGCAAACATTAAAATCATTGCCTCGTCCAATGCATTTGCCTTTCTTCCTGTTCTATGGTCAAAAAGGTACTCTAGATGAAGTCATGGTAGATGGTGCTGCATTTGCTAAAATTTACGGTACTGAAACGCTTCGTGAAAATAGTCCTTACTTTAACCACGTATCCCCTTTTATTAAAGGCGTGCTTGAAGATGGTGGTACTATTCTTGCTAAACGTATTGTGCCAAAAGGTGCTGAAAAACTCGCCTCTGTACGTGTTTCTTTAGAATACGTAGAAACTACTGTTGATGAATACCAACGTGACCGTGAAGGTAACTTCGTTAAAGACAGCCGTGGTGGCTTTACTACTACAGGTAAACAAATTCCTGGCGTACTTTATCGTTTCGTAACAGATGAAATCCCTACTACTGAAGTAACTGCTGGTACTAATACTTACAAAAACTTTGAATTTGGTATTGGTTCAGAATCTGTTGGTGACTTAACCGATGGTCAAGGTGCAACTTCAAAACGTGTTCCGTTATTTGACTTTGTAACTAACTCACCAGGTGCACATGGTAATCTGTCCGGTATCTCTATTTGGAGTCCTACTAGCAAAGACGGTTCTCCTATTAACCACATTGCATTCTCTGACACTGGAAGCTATCCTTTCCGTATGCAATTGGTTACTAAAGAAACTCCTACTTCTAATCCTGTTGTAGCGACTACTGTAGCTGGCGCTCGTGAGATTGATTTCTCTCTGAAACCAGAAGCTGTTTCTAAATCAGGTTTGCATTATCACTTAGGTGAAACCTTTGTTGAGTTGTATAATGACTTAACACCTGCTAATCCTCTGTTGCCTCCTACATTCGGCCCATTCACTCGCCTGTATGTTTACCAAAACAACATCGATGCTGTTTTGGAACTCTTTACTACTAAAGAGATTTCTGCTGAACAACGTGGTGACTTCTCTGGTGCTACTAGCACTGATGTAGCTGCTAAAAAATATTTGTTTAACCTCTTTGGTGGCCGTCACAGCGATGGCGATCCTTACCAAACTTATCGTCAAGGTGAGTTAGGTACCAATGGTGTTATCTTAGGTAGCAACAGCGTTATGTGGGCTAAAGGTGGTACCGATGGCGACATGAATGATGCTGACTTTGCTAAAGCTGTAGAAGCTTGGTTAGAAGAAGTAGCTGACCCTAATGGTAAGTACATGGATAATGTATCTTACAATGACTCTACCTTCTGGGATACTGGTTTCCCTCTGGAAACTAAGTTGAAAATGGGTAAATATATTGCTACCCGTAAAGACCGCTGGGTATGCGTCAGCACTCACGTAGCTGGTGAAGAACAACCTATTAGCATTGCTGAAGAAAATACTCGTGTAGCAGCTATTCGCTCTGCTGTACGTCTGTTTGCCGACTCTTCTATCTACGGTACTGGTGCTTACCGTGCTGTAATCGTAGCTGGTTCTGGTCGAATTGATAAAACTGTTTCTTCTTATAAGAAACGCGTTCCTAAGTCTTACGAATTGTGCCGTATCGTTAGCAAATACTGGGGTGCTAGTATTGGTCGTGCTAATAGCACTTACGACTACACTGAAGGTACCAATAACTTCTTCAAATATCTGGTTGACGTTACTAACTCTTGGGCACCTTATCAAGTTCGTAATGAAACTTGGGCTTCAGGTGGTATGTGGTCTGAACGCTCTGATCGTAAAGTAGACTTCTTCCCAGCATTCCGTACTGTATACGATAATGACAGCTCTACTTTAACTACTCTGCGTCCAATGTTGGTTCACGTAGAACTGAACAAAATTGGTTACGAAGGTCACCGTGCATTCACTGGTAAAGACTGGCCAGAAGACCGCTTCTTGCAAGAAGCTACTGATTGGTATTACGACCAAATTAAAGACTACAAGTTCGGTGGTAAAGTCGAAGTAGAATGGAGTATTGAAGTAACTAAACTTGATAAAGAAAAAGGCTATATGTGGCATACTGAAGGTATCGTATACGCAGATGGTCAACGTACTGTTCAAGTATTCAATACTACTAACATGCGTCGTTCTGACAAACCTGAGAACTCACCTGCTATTGTAGCGTAAGGATGATAGTAGGGTAACTTAATATACGTTACCCTACTTATTGATTTTTTAATTAATGTACAAAAGGATTACAATAATGGCTCGCGTACAACCCGTCTTTATGGCGAAAGGCAATGGTGGATTTGCCGATGGTATCCAAACCAATGTATCCCACTTAATTGAAGGTGGTAACTTTGGTTATGCTAAACAATGGCATTCTTGGGTCAATAACCACCAATATACTTCACGTCCACTCTTGACGTTCTTGTTAGAACCACCTATTGGTTTTAAACTACTCCCTAATAAAGAAGACCACATTGGTGCACTTCGTTCTCTAGTAGAAACTGTGCGTCACCGTTGGACTGGTTTGCAACACAAACTGACTGTTAACGTGGAATCTTCTCAATCATTCGGTGGTAGTGGCCAAAAATACGAAGTATTCACTAACGTAACTGAAGAACAATCTAGCGTTTCTCTGTCTGTATGGGAACGTCCAGGTTTGGCTATTGGTCGCTTCTTTAAATTCTGGATTAACATGTTGATGATGAACCCAGAAACTAAATATGCTTCTATTTCTACTGTAGCTGGTGCTGAAGCTGAAAAATACGATTCAATGCCAGACATGTATGCCATGTCTATGCTGTTCATTGAACCTGATACTAACCACCGTCATGTTGTTCAATCTTGGATTGGTATCAACATGTGGCCTAAAGACTCTGGTGATAACGAAGCGAAACACGATAAAGATAACCCATCTGAAGTTCGTGAATTGACTATTGGTTTCACTGGTATCTTCCAATATGGCCCTGGTGTAGACTACTTCGCGCAAAAATATCTGGATAACATTAACTTGATTGGTGCGAATGAATTCCATCAAAAAGCTGCTATTCAAGGTATTGATGCAATGGTGGCTAACGCCCGTACAAGTTATGTGGATACAGTCCGCGCTGTGAGTAGGGCGCAGTACAAGTGAGGTTTTTGACGTTTTAGCGTAACCTCTATATGTAATGTTGGTATAGATAATAAATGAAGTTTACCAATATATGAGTAAGTATTAAAACATAGTAAATGATTATCCTTGCTCTCCTTAGTGGGAGCAAGGGTAATTACCTATTATGTCTATGCTTTTTTATATTAACTTCCGTTTAAAAGGAATATTGGTATGTCTGATAATATTAAATGTAAAGAAATTGAAGGTTTTGAGAATTATCTAATTTACGAAGATGGTACTATTGTTAATAAGAAAACAAATAAAGTATTAACTAGTGATAGTGTTAACTTATTTAATGGGGATAAGAATGGGTGGTTTACTAGGTCAGCCCTAATTAAGAGATACTTTAACTGTATTGATATAACTGGATTTAAAACGATCCCTGGTTTCTCTAATTACATGGTAAATGATAAAGGTTTGGTTTATAGTAAAATACACAGTGTGATACTTAACCCTACTATTTCTGGTAAAGGTTATTCTGTGGTATCTATAGGTAATGATAATAAAGTTAGGATGACTAAGAAAATACATCACTTAGTATTAATGACTTTTAAACCAAATGATTATAAGTTAATTACCACTGACTTTAAAAATAATCATAATCCTGATGGTAAGGTTTATAGTGTTAACCACATTGATGGTGTAAAGACTAACAATAGCTTAGATAACTTAGAAGTAGTTACACATAGCGATAATATAAGACACGCTATGGATACTGGGTTAGTTTCTACTACTAAGCCTGTTAAGGTTAAGTTTCATGATACTAAGGAAATAAAACATTATCCTAGTATGATTGCTGCCTCTAGAGCTTTAGGAATGCAGGACGACTGTGTAATGCAAAGACTAGAGAATCCTAACTATAAATGGACTTTATGGAGTGATAATACGCAGATTATTCTTGAGAGTGATGGCGAGTTTGAAGATATAAGATACATTCCTCGTGAAAGAGGTGGTATATATCAAAATATTGTCGCTATTGACTATAAGAAGAATGCATTTGAAGAGATTATCTATCCTAGTATTAACGAGTATTGTAGGGCTAACGGGTTTAATCCTTCGACCGTTAAAAAGGCGTTTGAGCATACTGGTCATCCTATTATGCGGAATTTGCATAGAATTAAGAAAATGGACGATCCTAATAACTGGGGTTTACCTGTTAAATTAGATCCGATATTTGAATTAGCTACGAGTAGTTACAATAAAGGAAGAATCTACGTATTCTTGAAAGAAGGGAATGTACCTATTGTTAAATTACCTAATGAGGATTTTAAAATAGAGAGTGATAGTAGGTTCTCTAATACGAATATAAATAAGATTAGGGATAAATTAAGACATAGAGAAAGATATAATCTAGATGATGGTTATAGTGTAATGTATTATGAAGATTTTATGGGTACTGAAGAATATAGAAAATGGAGAGGATTATTTAATCAATTTGAATACTTAGGTGTATAATGATTGGTTATTATCAGTATAAAAAAATAGGTTATATAGAAAATATACTACTCTACCTATTTGGGTAGAGTAGTATATTCTTATGTTCTTCTTATTCTTGGCGAACTTTTGCTGTCCTCTCTATACCAAATATTAATGCATTTACAAAATCAAAATACGAATCATATTCGATATAAATGTAGTTATGTAAATCTATAAACTGAAATTCATCTAGAAAATCTATTAAACTGTATTTAGAAGTACTGGCGATATCTCTCATTACCTCTATTGACAACAAATCACCATTTATAACCATATCGTCTTCCCTTTCTTTGGTTAGGTTTTAGAAATCAGCACCTGCAAGAAGCCAGTTAGTGAGTTTTCGATTATTGAAAATGTTTTTAACTGCTTTTTCAATAAGTTTCAAAACCTCTTTAACGCGCTCATCTTGTAACTTTCTCATCACTCTTATATAGGTGGTATTTAAAAGAGTACCATTTACCACAATACTACCTTTACTGAGATCGATTTGGTGCTTATTACTTACAGCTTTTAATGTATCTGCAATATCTTCTTTAGAAATATCGATTAATTTAATTAACCTATCTACGTCTACTTTTACAGAAATAAGTCCTTTACCATTATCACCACGAGTAGTTGTTACTACAGCGATTGATTTTGGAGATAGACCATTTGCTGAGAGTGATAGCTTAGGAAACGTGAGTTGGTCGTTATCAATATAGAGATTATCAGCATCGCCACAAATGAATGAGAATAATTCATTAGGGGTACGTTTGCTTAAATCTTCGGATAACTTATGCAATATTTCTTTAGGAAAGATTTCAACAACATGACCATTGAAACTACCTGTGGCAATATGCATATCATCACACCAAGTAGAAGAGCGACTAGTTCGTTCAATCTTTATAGATTCTTTAACTAGATTAGCTTCTTCAGTTGAGTTATAGAAGCGAACTTCAATAGTCTCTTTGGTGTCTTCAGAATCTTTACTTTGATTCTGTATTTCCATCTCACGTTCTTTCTTACGTTCTTCTTCAGCTTTACGTGCTTTTTCCACATATTGGTTAGCAGCATCGTTGTAACGAGAAGTAGTACCATCTGTATTACCTAAGATTTCACGTTGACGTTTACGTTGCTCTTCAGTAAACTTCACTGGTTCAAAAGGCTCTGGTTGCTCTTGAGCTTTTTGAACATCATCCCAATTAGTTTGTTGTTCTTTCTCCTTAAATTGATCGTAACCTAATTTTGCAATAAGTCTATCACGAAAACTAATAAGGTTATCTATCACTTGATTGATTTCATCAATCTCATTGACAATATGTTTAGGTGAAAGAGGATTAAACCCAGGGGTAAAATCAGGACGTGTTTGTTGATTACCTTGCGAAAAAGGACGGCTATAAAACGGGCGGTTGTAAACATTTTCTTGTCTGCTAAAACGAGCACTTCCATTGATTCTAGCCATCGTTTCTTCAAACATTTCTTTACGGTGTTCTTCGTCTAGACGTTCTTTTTCAAGATTCTCTCGCTTCTGAAGTTCTTCTTCGACACGTTGTTTGACAAGTTCATCCAATTGCTTCAGTTCTTCCAAACGTTCTTCATCAAACTTCTCGATTTCAGCTTCATCGCGAAGATATTCCTCACGAGCTGACATAGGTTTACCCTTAAGTTCACGTATTGTTTCCTCTGTGGCTTTACGTATTGCTTCATCGGCGAGATGTTCTTCATGAGCTGTCAACCCAGGTTTTTCTTCAGGTTTTCGAATGAAGTTGCTGAATTTATATGGTGAAAATCCATATATTGCGGCAGTAGGCTTCATGTCAATGGTTTCTGTTGAATTGGATTTCTTCAGAATCAAATCAATCACCATTTGAATTCGTTCAGCCAAGTTAAATGGTTGAATCAAGTCTTTTACTTCATCCTTACGTTTAACACTCACAATACTATTAAGTGGTTCTGCTAGAATTTCCTGGAATTCACCAATATCATCACTGCCAAACTTCATGTTACCAGCAATGTATTTGATCTCTTCTTTAGAATAACCCATCGACGCAGCAATGTAGGATACGATTGCCACTGTATGGCGCATAGTTAATTCAAATTTTTTCATATTTAGTTTCCTTTATATAAAAGTTACCTGAAAGGCGACTTAGGCGTTATACGCCGTAAGTTAATAATAGATAAAAGAAAGATTGCGATTAATCTTTCACTATAATAGTATATTTTTATATAAAAATAAAATGTAACACCACTATTGTAAAGAGTTAAAATTTATATATTCAATGGACAAAAGTATGAACTAATTTATTTCAACTAACCCTACAATTTCGTAGCAATTAACAGGAGTTCATCATGCTAGAACAAATGAAAGAAGACTGGAAAGAATTACTGAAAAACTCTTCAGATAAAGAGCAACTAGAGATAATTAAAGGATGTATTATATCGATTAGAGATAATTTAAAAATCTCTACTGAAGATACTATTTCTTTATTACTTTATATCGATCCTTATAACATTAATCCACCTATGGGAATTGATGGAGAAGTAGTGACTGAAGTATATAGAACAATACTGAAGTTTAACTACTTCATTAAATTTTATGTATTCCATAACGAAGTATTTTATCATTTAGATGGTAAAAAAGTTTCACTTAGTTATCTGCGTAGTTATCTATCTGAAGATGATTCATTTGGTTGGTTGAAGTTCGTAACACGTCGTAATTGCACTAATCAACATTTATATCTTCACTGTGTGAAGAAAAACATTGCTAAAATAAAAGCTGCAATGGTTGATACTTTTACTAAATTACTTAATTTAAATTAAAAAGGAATTAGAAAAATGACATCAGAAATGATTAAAGTCACTAAACGAGACGGACGTCTAGAGAATTTAGATATTGAGAAAATCCACCGAGTAGTATCGTGGGCTGCCGAGAACTTAGATGTATCGCCTTCTGAAGTAGAATTAAAAGCTCAAATTCAATTGTATAATGGTATCCACACTGAAACTATCCATGCTACTTTGATTAAGTCAGCAGCTGATTTGATTAGTTTAGAGAATCCAGATTATCAATACATGGCTGCTCGATTGGCTGTGTTTAATATTCGTAAAATTGCCTATAACGGTTATACACCTCCTAGACTTTATACCCATATTCAATCAATGATTGAAAAAGGTATTTACGATAAAGAAATCCTAGAAAAATACACTGAAGAAGAAATCGATTTGATTGAATCTTTTGTAGACCATGACCGTGACTTGAATTTTGCTTATGCTGGTATTAAGCAAATGGAAAGTAAATACTTGGTACAAAACCGAGTAACTAAACGAGTATACGAATCACCACAAGTTGCTTTTATTCTAATTCCTACTTGTTTGTTTGCAGATTATCCTAAAGAAACTCGTTTAGATTATATTAAGAAATTCTACGATGCATTGTCATTGTTTAAGATTTCATTACCTACTCCTATCATGGCAGGTGTACGCACTCCTACCAAGCAATTCAGTAGTTGCGTAGTTTTAAACTGTGATGACAGTTTGGATAGTATTAATGCCACTACTTCTTCTATTGTTAAATATATCTCTCAACGAGCAGGTATTGGCATCAATGGTGGTCGTATCCGTGCATTAGGTAGCGAAATTCGTAAAGGTGAAGCCATCCATACTGGTGTTATTCCATTTTGGAAGATGTTTCAAGCAGCCGTAAAATCATGTTCCCAGGGTAAACAATCCTGCCCAGCTCTGTAGAAATACAGAGTTAAAAATATCACTCTTAATTGCTGGGAAATCTATATTTAAGTATAGACAATCAGCAGCCAATACCTAAATGTATTTTAGGGAAGGTTCAACGACTAGTCGAAAGACGTACCACTCAAGTGAGGTCTCTGTAACGGAGTTTGGGGAAATAGAGTGACTACCACAGTGGATTAATGTAATCCTCTATGTGGTTTCCTTATGTTAGGAATCTTATCAGGTAATGCTGAAGAAGAAGATATAGTCTCAACGTCTATGGTAACATAGAGCTGTCTTAATAGACAGAATACGGATTAACGACCCGTATTGAAGGTATTTGGGGATTCGTGGTGGCGCAGCGACTTTATTCTATCCTATTTGGCATTTAGAGGTAGAATCTTTATTAGTATTAAAAAATAACCGTGGTGTGGAAGATAACCGTATTCGTCAATTGGACTATGGTGTACAGATTAATAAACTAATGTATCAACGTTTGATTGAAGATAAAGACATTACCTTATTGTCTCCTCATTCTGTAGAGGGTCTATACGATGCTTACTTTAACGATCAAGAGTTGTTTGAGAAATTGTATTTAGAAGCTGAAAATAACCCTCTGATTCCTAAGAAAACTATTAAAGCTACTGAGTTATTTACACTGTTGATGTCAGAACGTGCAAACACTGGTCGTATTTACATCATGAACGTAGACCACTCAAACGCACATTCACCATTCGTTGAAAAAGAAGCTACAATTTATACTTCAAATTTATGTCTTGAGATCCTACTGCCTACTAAACCTTTAAATAATATTTCTGACGAAGAAGGTGAGATTGCTTTATGTACTTTAGGTGCTTTAAATCTAGGTTATGTAGATAAAGATAAGTTAGAAGATATTGAAGAGTCTATGGACTTAATTGTACGTGCATTGGATTCTGTATTAGATTATCAAAACTATCCTGTTAAAGCAGCTCGTAATTCTGTAGATAAGTATCGTCCATTAGGTATTGGTGTAATTAACTATGCTTATTATTTAGCTAAAAATGGTGCTCGATACAGTAATGCTAGTGGCCATAAGTTAACTCATGAGTTATTTGAAGCTATTCAATACTATGCTTTGAAATCTTCTGTACAATTAGCTAAAGAAAAAGGTAAATGTGGTGCATTTGAAAATACCAAATATTCTAAAGGTATTTTACCAATTGATACTTATAAGAAGTCTATTGATGAATTTGCTTCATTTGAGTATAAATTAGATTGGGAAGGTTTACGTAAAGAGATTGTAGAATATGGTTTGCGTAATGCTACATTGACTAGTTTAATGCCTTCTGAAAGTAGTAGTCAAGTAAGTAATGCGACTAATGGTATTGACTTACCTCGTGGCCCTATTACTGTTAAGGCTTCTAAAGATGGTATTTTGAAACAAGTCGTACCTGAATATGATAAATTAGGCTATGACTACGAATACTTGTGGTACGATAGTAATAATATTGGTATGTTAAAACTGGTAGCTATTATGCAGAAGTTTGTAGACCAATCTATTTCTACTAATACACGTTATAATCCAGCTAATTATCCTAATGGTAAAGTACCGATGAAAGAGATGTTAAAAGAGCTATTGCTTGCGTATAAGTATGGTGTTAAGACTTTATATTATCACCACACTAATGATGGCTCTGATGACACTCAGGATAGCTTAGATGATGGTTGTGCAGGTGGTGCTTGTAAAATCTAACTAAAAAAGAATGGGCTAAGGAATTATCCTTAGTCCTTTCTTTATATGAAGGGACGAAAATGAAGATAGTATCTTCTTAATAGTGATGACAGTTCTGTAACCAAGAATCTAATGATTGTTTCTCTGTGGCTAGGGCTGATTCTAACCACTCATTTTCTTCTTCGGTTATAGTACCCATCATCTTCTTAAATTGAAGAACTTGGATAAGGTAACTTGAATTCACTATTCTCACCTCCTTTCTTTTTTGTTAGTTAAATGGAAGGAAAAGAAAGACACTGCGGTTAACATTGTCTTTCTTTGATTTGGCTTACTAATAATTGTTATTCCTTTCTACGACATGTATAATCCTCTACTCCTGCGCTAACAGGAGTAGAGGATTGTCGTTTTATGCTGTTTTATAATTAAAGAAATGGTCTCTTAGATAAAATAATGCAGGCTTTATTAAGTCTATCTGCAAGCATTCTACCAGCTGGACTAGGGCCATTATTATCTCTTTGGCAATACGCACCTTTTGCTTTAAATTTTGTACCTTTTCTTTTATTAGATACACTTACTTCAAAACCAAGGTAGGTTTCATTTGAAAATGAGTTACGAGAATGTCTATTTCTTTTTGACATTTTTATCATCCTTTCTTAAAGTCTATCTTAATACGATAAGTATAGTTTATGTTGGATTCATCGACAAAACCAATATTTACATTTATATTGGTCATGCTAGTACGAAACCCATCATTAGGACCATATGTAGTATTAGTATTAAAATAGTGATTTGGTAATTTACATGCAGCTAAACTACAAAAACCATATGCTGCGAGGTTATAGAATTCAGCCCATTGAGCATAATAATCTAAAGTAACTTCTGCTGTAATAGTTATAGAATTATGGCTAACTAATACCTTATCTCCTTCAAATGAAACCGATTTATCTTGATTTATTTTCCATCTAGCATTATGTTGTTTTAGAAATGATTCTACAGAACCAATGATTTCATCATAAAGCTTTTGGTCAATATTTAGATATTTTGTTTTCCTAGGCATTGTAATATCCTTTGTTTAAACAATCTCTAAGATAAAGACTACTTTCGTCTTAAGCTCTTTAAAGATTTCTAAAGATACATAAGGGTGAGCTAGTGTGTCATCATCGATAAAAATCGGATATAACACATATTGCTTTTTGTTTTTTCTGTCTCTGTAACTTTCTAGTTTACCTTTACCACGTACACCATATGCACCAGCTAATTCTATACCACATGCTCTCAAAGTAGGTTTACCTGCGATGACTTCTTCTAAGAAGTAATCTACTGTACCGACAACCATTTCTTTGATTTCACTTAACTTAACTTTAGTTACATTAAAATTAATGATATCTGGTTTAATGATTACAGGTATATTTGCCTTCTTAGGTTTACACATATTGCTATCAGAAACACTAGTAATCAATGTATCACCATCTGTTCTAGTGATACAATGTTTATAGATATTTTCAAGTGCCTCACGGTCACTTTTACCTGTAAACATAATATCAGAAATTTCAGAACGTATTTTGGCACTATCTCTACGATTTCTATAGGTGTTAGAAATATTCACACGAGCATAGTATCGATAGAAATAGGTCATGAATCTATTAAATTTATCATCTGTGTCTAAGTTATAGATAAACTTAATAAAGTCAGCTACCATAGTAGTATCTTCATCTTCTTTAAACATGATATTTGCAATATCTGTTGCAAGTATATAAACCGAAGTACCGTAGAAGTATCGTTTCAATTTATTTACATCTAAGTCTTTAGATTTCTTCATTTCAGCTAGGCGACTAAGCCATTGTTGAGAAAGTTTACCTAATTTAGAAACTGGTTTAGCCAACTTTTCTGGTGGAGTATAAATAGTCGTCATGGTACTTGTGTAATCATGGTAACCACTATTTTCTCTCAATTCAGCAATAGCTGAAGCCAATTCAAATGCTTTTTGTTCAATACGTTCCATTTTGATTTCCTTTATAAAGTATTAGTCTTTTCAAGCAATTTAAAACAAATAATCTTAACCACATCTTCACCTTTAGGGTCATTATCACCTGCTGAATGAATATAGACTGGCGTTAAAACTACATCATCGAAATTACCGTAGTTACGGTGGTTAATAAGAGAGTTAATCACACCACGCTCAATATCGTTAAAGAAACCTTGCTGGGTTTGTTCGATAGTGGCACGTAGTTCACCACAATCCATGAAGATATGTTTAATCTGATAAGCTGTAGACTTAGCGATGTCTTCTTCTAATTGAGACAATGGTTGATTAAGGTCTGGATTTACTACTACAGGAATACCATCTAGATTTCTTTTTAACTTCCATGTACTGGTTACCACAGGGTCATTAAACAAAAGAGGTTCAATAATGTTAAAACCATCTGCAATTAAGAAATCTTTTCTACGTTTATCAATAGTAGAATTATTTAAAGTCTCTCGTTTAAGTGTAGTGCTTGTATAATTAAATACTACAGCACGTACAAAATCATCCATTCCATTATCTTCTATATTATATAAAGATTTAATGAAACGGTACATATCGCATTTACCAATCAATGAATTGATGATAATGTATGGTAAATCTGTAATCTTATTTGAAAACAGATTTTGTTTATACACATCGTTTTCTGAATAATGCCACATGCAGTGTTCCATCAGTTTCTTACAAACTGAAGACAATTCATTATGGTAAATATTATCAGAACCAAATGACAAAGAATACACTGTATGTTTAATCAATGATTCTTTCTGTAATGTAATTGAACCTAAAAAGATACTCAGTTCACGAACACTTTCATTGTGTTTGTTATTCAGGGTTACGTATGCTGCCAAGCTGTTTACTTTATTCATTTTGAGTTTCCTTTATAAAAAATAAGATTACACTACGGTTTCCCATAGTGTAATCTCAGCTACTAAATAAATTATTCTTTACGATACATGCCCACGCCTGTGGGTTCTTCATTGAAAAACGGAATGATGTTTTCAGTAAGATATCGTAAATTAATCCCACCTTGGTTTTCACCATTTCTAATCCACAATAAATTCATCGCTTTCATGAAATCTCTGTCATCATCGATGATAAGATATTGTGTCTCACTATCTTCTGGTTGGCACATTAACCATTTCCATACTTCATGTCCACGGCAAAGACTTGGGATATCCTCGGTTGCTACGCCTTTTACAATATCTTCATTGTATTGGATATAATCGAAATTAATCTTATACGTTTCCTCTTTACTAATATATACAGGTGTACGCCAGCGTTCATGGATAGGTAATTTAAAACCAGAATCCTCAAACACTTTCGAGATTTCTTCGACTTTACTACAACGTCGCCAAGAGGAAGATATTACAAACTTAATATCTGGGTGATGTTTAAGTAAATCTTTAAGAATAACCAGATTAGATGGGTCTACTTTATCATGGTATGGTGTTCCCAACATATTACAAGCACCACGAAATGCTGTGTGATTAAGAACACCATCGATGTCTAGGAAGATTATTTTTTCTTTAAGCATACAATTTTACCTCGTTTAACTGCGTATATAAATTTATTATTCAACTCACGATTAAAGGTTGAAAAGAAATACACTTTTTTACCATCGGAGTAAATGGTGAAATATTCACCTTCTGAAATAATGATTTCTTTATTCGTAAACGCTTCTACGAAATCTACATCAATGTGGTGTACATCGATATTGGTTTTGATATAGATTGCTACATCGTCTGAAGAACCAGCACGATTAAAGTTAACTTCTTTAATAAAGTCAATCTTTTTCAACTCTCGTTTGAGTTTTTCTACGTGTTGGTTATATTCTTTAGAACTATATTGTCCTATATTCAGATGGTTTTTATATTGTACTTCTTTAGGTTTTTTGAATAATAACAAATAAGATAAAATACTCATTTTAAATCCCTTCCTATCGATTAACGATGTACACTGTGCGATCATTGGAGATACTGTGGGTAAATATTGTATTATACTTACCATTCGGCATGTATACTTCACCAATATCACTTTCGATCACTTTCCATGCTTTACGGATATTGTCCTTAGTGAATTTAGCAGTAACCTCATCCACTATGGTAATGTTACTGAAAAGATAGTCCAGACCCATCCTAACCAATACTGTCTTGATGAGTTTCTTGGTGAGTTTCCTATTCAAACCATATTCTTCAACAAACTTTTCAGTGTAATTTTGCAACTTAGCCAACATTTGTAAAGGCAAGGTATACTTGAATTTGTATTTAGCATAACCAAACTTTACAGTAAACCACAAACCAGGCACAGTGTCTTCTTGATAAGGACCGTCACCATAACGCCACTTATACGTAATGTCACTGTACTTCCAAGCGACATCGTCCAAAGCTTCCATTACCTTCTTACAGTATTTATCGACAGTAGCGTCAGTAACTTCTACTTCTTTAGGCTTTTCAGGCTCTTCCTCTTTATTCACTTTAGGTGTGTGAATATCTTGGTAAGGATAGCAGCCAGAAATAATATCCGTAAAACGCTCAGGGTAAGTGATCTCAGTTTCAGTCTCATTCAAGAACTTCTCGCCTTCTTCAATGAGTTCCTCGTCTGAGTACACAGGTATATTACGAGAAGTGGGATGCTTACGTAGATAATCAATCATCTTCACGTACAGACCAAATCCACGATGTGCCTTACCCTTAACTGCATTAGTAATATCGCTTTTTAGATAGATAACGGCGTTCATGGCTGTCATCATCATGGCGATATTTTGGCGATAATACAGGCTATCACTAGCTGCACCCACCAACTCTTTCGGTGCTGTACTCTTTGTATTGACTTCTACTACTTTCTCATTACCACGGTTGATAGTGAGTTTGCTGGGCATCAATATCACTTCGAAGCCGGAGTCTCTTAATACAGACACCATATCCTGACGGATACTCTCTACTTGTTTCCAAACGTAATTACTCATTTCAATTTCCTTTATATAAAATATTTTCTATCCCTTATATGAAGGGAAAAAGAAAGACAATGCTAGTCACACTGTCTTTCTTGGTGAGGTTAGCGATTATTCGCTAACCAATTATCGAACACGTCGTTTTTCGACTGTTCGTATTTCTTTAGGTACTGCTTTTCATTTTCTGAAAGCTCTATACCACTCAGAACTTTGTTCTGAATTAATTGAACTATTCGCAAGTCCATTATTTCACCTCCTTTCTACGACATGAATAATCCTCTATTCCTGTTACAGCAGGAATAGAGGATTGTCGTTTTGTTTTTTGATTATGTTAATAAAACAAAAATAGAGAAAGAGTTAAACTCTTTCTCTATCACTATTCTTTCTTAGTGTTCAGCAATCAATCTTAAATCATCAGGGTAGAATTCAAATTTTTCACCCTCATGGATTGACCAACCTTCTGTTTGTACGTACTCTTTATTTTCAGTATCGTACGCCAGTATTTCTTTAAAAAATTCTATATAAAGACAGACACCCTCATCGTCTTCTTCTTCTAGAACTACATTAACAATACTGTAACTTTTAAACTTCTCGATAATCTCTTTTATACGAGATTTTTCTAATGTATCTGTATACACTCTCATTTTTTTAGTTTCCTTTACAAAAAATACTAGGGTAGAATTAACTACCCTAGTATATTCGATTAAAATAAGATGTTAAACTACTAATTTAAATACTAGCATTTTTAAAACTTTCTTATCTTCTTTAGTTTCAAAAACGGGTATTAATTTAGCAAAGTATTTAGGTTTATATAGTTTTACCTTATTAGGTCTTATTTCTTCATCGTAATAATCCTTAAGGAATTGGTAAGATAAACACTTTTTATTTGGTTTAAACTTACCAGCGATGAATTCCTCACTATCAAAAGTGGAAGTTAAAACTAACCCAAAACAAGTACCAAGACTATGTTTTATTAATTCTTCTTCAGGTAATTGAATAAACTCCTCTGTAGTACCTGTATATCCTTTATCGAAATATACTGGTACTTTTTTATTCAATTCCTCAATATCGACATTATAGAAGAATTCTTTTAACCCATTTACATCTTCTACAGGTAATCCTATAAAATTCATCTTGTCTTTAATGATTTTAGAATAATGGTTATCGGACACCATCCGATAACACATCTCTTTAACTACAAGATCGACAAATTCTTTAAATTCTTCTTCAGTCTTAATTTCATAACGACTAATTAAGAACTCTTTAAAGATTACCATTTTAGAACGGCGAGAAGAAATCACTTTTTCCATTTCATGAAATAAAGTGAAAAACAAAGGGAAATAAGATAAGCTAGACCTTTTAAAAAGTCTTTCTAACTCAATACAAAGATCACGATTATCTGAATTCTTAGCCATTTTATTAAGGTGTTCAAACCAATCTTCTGCTAATCTACCGGTAATTACCATTGGGATTGGTGTATCAGAGGGAACATTATTTGCTTCTCTAATCTTTTTAGCCTTTTCATCACTGATGTAAAAGTCTTGTAAAGTTTGTTGGTTAGTTTTGTGTATAGATGCTGAAGCAAATACTGAACCAAGTTGTCTAGCGATAATAGTATAAGATTTCATGTCTTATTCCTTTTCAGTTAAGTTTAAAATAAGAAGTTTATTTAAAGTAGTCTTCTTTCACTACTCATTTAAATAATATATGTTTAATAAAAATTAAGATAGAGGGACATTACCCTCTATCTTAATTAGCTTACATTAAAGTTCCATATCTAAATCACCATCTTTGATTTCAGTGTCCACTTGGCTTACAAGATAAGAAGAAATTTCTACTTCTTGTGGTGCTACTTGAACGTTATCTGAAGTCAACCAAGCATTAATCCAAGGAATAGGATTATGTTTTACATTTTGGAAAATGGGTTCTAACCCTACTGCTTTCATTCTGTGATTAGTAATGTACTCAACATATTGACAAAGAATTGCTTCATTCAAACCAATCATGCTACCATCTTTAAATAGATACTTAGCCCAATCTTTTTCTTGTTGAGCTGCTTCTTTAAAGATGTTAATACATTCTTCTTTGGTTTCTTCAGCAATCTCTTTCCATTCACTTCCTTCAGCACCAGAAGCTAATGTATTGATGATATGTTGAGTAGTAGTTAAATGAAGTGCTTCATCCGAAGCTGTCCACTACGGTCGTTAATCGTAGCCGGTGTGCTTAAGACACCCGCCCAATATCACTACTGGGGTCAGACTATATCATGATCTATTGTTAAAATAGACCCTCTGCGTTTGGCGGACTAAACAATTGCCCACTACTCTACTCTCTCTAATAAAATATTAGGATTTCGATAGTCGTTAGAGTTTGTCAGTTTAAATAAAACTACATAATTTAAACGTCTTTACTACGGGATTGTCTATTATAGGTATAATAGAGTTTCCCCGTTTAGCAGAGTTATTCGACTATCATCACTGAAAGAAGCCGCAATGAAGTTTACGGGAAATTAATTTAATGATTTTAGCATTACCTTCCATGAGTTTACGTTCGGCAAAACTGAAACTACCGTTGTATTTAATACGGGTCGTTAGCCCGTACAATATCTACTTTGAGATATTCCCTATCTTTCGATAGGATACTAGACTATATCATCATCTCCGACATTACTCGGTAAGACTCCCTACTAATTAGTAAGAAGGATACATAGAGGTTTTTCAACCACTGTATCTGCCCCCCATTTGGGACTCACTTGAGTCCTACGTCTTTCGACTAGTCGTTGGAGTTTCTACTTTTATTATATAAAAGTAGCTTACCTGCTGATTACCCAATCTTATTTATTTTCAAACATTCACGCTTGTCGTCACCGACTACGTTGTAGTTAAATAAGCTCTAAGGGTTTCCCAGCAATTAAGAGAGTTTATTATCTTATTATTTCTAATAAGCTGCGCATAAATTGTTTACGCAAAAGATACATAGAAACGAATGGCTTCAAGCACATTCACCACAAACATGCAAAGATAAATTTTCTTCATCAATTCATGTTTGCTAATTTCAATACGATGGTAAGATTCCATTATGCCATCTTTTGATTGTTTCTTAATTTCAAAAACACCTTCTCCTAGAAGATTATAATATTGAGAATATTCAATCAAATCATCGTAGTATTGAGAAATTGCACTTGCTCGTTTCTTAATTTCTTCGTTTACTACAATACTATCAAACTCTTCACTAGGGTCAATCAATACATTACGCATGATGTACGTATAAGAGTAAGAATGGATGCCTTCGAAGGCGGTCCAGAATATCGTCCAGTGTTCTAATTCAGGAATAGAAATCAAAGGAAGGAATGCAATGGCTGGACTCCTTCCCTGAATCGCATCTAAAAGTGACTGATAATCCAGATTACGCAGGAAAATGTGCTTTTCATGCTCTGGTAAACCTTCAAAATCGATACGGTCTTTTGACAAATCTACTTCTTCAGGACGCCAGAAGAACGACTTTTGTTTCTCTGTCAAGTCATTGTATACTTGATACTTAGACTTATCGTAACGCTGTAAGTTAATAGATTGACCTAAGAACATTGCTTCCTTAGTAGCATCATTAGGTGTTTGATTAAATACTGAAAATCGTTGTTTTACTTGTTCACTCACTGCTTATTCCTTCTCATCTGTTTGTTGTTGATTTTGTTCGGCTTCTTCGCCAAAACGAGGCAATACTTCTTCTACAACTGTACCCATGTTAAATCCTCCTTAAAATGGATTGATGATTTCTTTTACGATCTAATACCTCTCTAACTTCACTTAGTTTAAGTCTAATCGTAACAATTTTTGTATATGACTGATCAAATTTATCTTTGGCTCTTTTTTCTTCTTCTAGTGATTTAAGAAGTACTTTCTTATATTCTGGGTCTCTTGGTTTCTTTGAGAAGTATTCCTTTCTACAATTCTCAACGTTAATTAAATAATTTTCCCATATGAATTTATAAGTAGCATATTCAGACTCAGCGTTTTTTAATTGGGTCAATAGACTTGACTCTAAATCTGTAAATTTATCTATTTCTGTACCCATTTTAATTTCCTTTCGTTGTTTATTTAAGGACATTTTTTATCATATGTCTGAATTCTGCTTCTAACATTGGTAATACCATAATCTTACCTCGCCAACCTTCAATATTAAACATAGTGCGTGGTAATAGACCATAAATTATTGTATGGTATGTATAGCCTAATGGTTCACGTGTCAGTAAACCTTTACTAATACCATGTACATTACACTCTGATAAAGAAGAATCAAAAACATGGATAAAATAGTGTCCATTGCAGTTCTTATATTCAGTATTATATTCAGCTGTTATACTATATTTGCCTATCTCTTCGTATAGTTCTTTAGTATCACTATTGAATTTAAAACACTGTAATCCTTCATTGTCTAAAAGACAATCTAAATCTTCTTTAAATCCTTTAAATAAGAAAGGATTGACACCAGTATTTAAAACAAGCTGAATTTTATTATCGTCTAATTTGAAGTATTTATCACTTGGTCCTAATAATACATCTGCTAGTTCGAAATATACCAGATCACTATTGTCACTATCCTTGTACGCATTATAATAACTATAACACAATTGTTCTAAGAAAATATCTTTTTCTCCTGTAAATAAAGGGATACCTAGCCGATGTGCAAAGATGTAGAAGAACTGAATACCAACACTATCTGAACTGTCTATGTCTTTAATTAATGTAGAAAATTGTCTTTCTGGTTCAATATTCATTATTCTTAAATAAAGAACAAACTCAACCAATGCGTAACATGCATTATATAAATCACATTCTTTAGGAACAAAGAACTTATATTTAGCACTACAGTCATTGACAATATTGATAACCATTCTGGCTATAAGATATGCATTTACGATACGGTTATCAATCTCATTTGAAGTATGTTTGATATCTAGTTGGCTAATACAGTATTTATTATATCCTAATTCGTATGTTTCTAAATTAAGATTGTTAATAGATACCTCAAATACTCTATCGTTAGGGTCATCTGGATTATATACCTTACCGTCTTTATTAGTTACTGTTAATTTAAATAAATCTGGGAATCCTTTTGTATAAAAACTGGATTTATCAATTTC